GAGAGGCAATGTTTAAACAACTAGGTAACTGGTTTATAGCAGCAATTAAGGAAACATTAAACCTTAGTTGGACTCTAGTGGGTTTAGTTATTGCAACATTAACTTTAACTGGTTCTGCACAACAAGTGACAGGACTTGCTACAATAGTTACATTAGCTATATGGTTATTAACCATAGGATTTAGAAAGTGAGAGTACAATATGTCCGACAAAAAATTACAATATCTAATTGAGGAACTGTTAACAATAGAAAAAGATGGTAAGAAAGTCTTTACACCAACAGTAATGTTAAATGGTGAGACACCTATTGTTACAGGGTTATCTTCAAATATACCACTGTATCTTAATGCAAAAAAAGACGGAGAAGTCAGAGCAAGAGATGAAGAAGGTAAATTCGTATCAGATGATATAACTACTGCAGACAATGAAGCATGGGAAAACCCTAAAGAAGGTACAGAGTAATGTGTTTTATAAATCAAAAAGATAATGGTACATACATACAGGTATGTAACTATAAATATGGGTCAGAACATTGCAGTTAGATGTTATTAGAACTCAGTTTGGCAAAGATGCTACCAATGGGATGCTGTTTATTGATGGTATCTTTGAGTGTTATACACTAGAAGACCAGTATCAAGCAGTCAAAGTAATGCATGAGACCTGCATACCCGAGGGTACATACGATGTAGAGTTTAGAAAGACTGGTGGTTTTCATGCCAAGTACTCTGAGAGATATAAGAACGCACATTATGGTATGTTGCACATACAAAATGTACCTAACTTTACATACATACTGATACATACTGGCAACACCGATGAACATACCTCGGGCTGTCTTATTGTCGGAGAAAGTCAACAAGATTTAGATATATCTGCTGACGGATTCATCGGCTCAAGTGCTGTGGCGTACAAGAAGATGTATTCAAAAGTGGCTAATCAATTACTACAAGGTAAGAAAGTTAGCATTAAATACAATACTATTAATAATTTGTTGGAGAATAAACCTTTAGATAATAAAGCTAAAGACCATTTGATATTAGCTGAGTCTGTATATGATAAACTCCAGGAGATTAACGGAAATGTCATCAAGACTAATGCTATGATTAAAGGTAGATTAATAAATTAGGAGATATATATGAGTGAAGAACTCAAAGATATGTTAGAGAGAACTGGTTGGACCTTCATTGAAGCGTTCATAGGTGCTTTAACTGTAGCTCCACTAGTGGGTGTAGATGCTGAAGTAGTTCAGTTAGCTGCTCTTGCAGGTGGTGGTGCTGCTCTAACAGTCATAAAGACTTACGCCAAAAAACAAATTGGTGGTAACTCTCAATCAGTAAGTAAATAACTTAAATACATCGGTAAGTCAATATCTGTTGTAAACTAGAGTAACAACAGAAAGGCTGCGATGTCTAAGAAAAAGAGTAACAAAAAGAAGGCCACTGCTATTCCTGCAGAAAATGGTAATAATTTTTATAAAGCAGGATGGCAACCTTCTATCGATATAGACCCAAACACTGGGCAGGGTGAACTTGTACATGTAGGAACAGACCCTAACTACGAAAATAACTTCGATAGTATCATAAAACAATGGGGATTCGACCCAAATGTCTACGAAATTGACGGTATATTAAAGGTATCTTCCTGGAATGCACAGTTAAAAGGTGGGATTGTAGAAACATTCCATGCATTTAAAGGAACTATCCGTAGAAAATCTGCTAGTCATGACAAACATTTTAACTCATTGATTAAACAAGCAGCAAAGAAGCCACCATTAACTAAGAGAAATATATTTGGTGGAGATACAGCTATGCTTTGGATGATGAGTGACTGGCAACTCGGCAAGGACGATTACGGAGTTGAGAACACAATAAAGAGATACGATGTGGCCTTGCAAGATGGTGTTGCTTTACTTAGAAACTACAGAAAGATGGGAAAGAAGATTGATGAGATTTTCTTAGTAGGAATGGGTGACCTTACAGAAGGCTGTTCAAAATTCTTTTACGAAAGTCAAGCCTTCAATGTTTCTTTAAATCTGATGGAGCAATATGCATTAGCAAGAGCTATGATTTACAAGACAGTTGAAACATTCTTGCCTCATGTAAATAAGATAACTTTGACTGGGGTACCAGGAAACCATGGCGAAATGACTAGAAGTGGTAAAGGCCAGGTCTTAAGTTCTCGTTTAGATAATTCAGATACCATGCATTTAGAGATAATGGATGAGATTTTTGCTGCAAACAAAGAACGATACAAAAAAGTAAAGGTCATTGTACCTGAAAGTTATCATTTAAACCTAGAAATTAAAGGTAAGAAGACTGCATTTACACATGGTCACATGACTGGTGGTGGAGGTAACGCTGAAGCTAAGATTGAGGCCTGGTGGAAAGGTCAGATGTTTGGATTCCTACCAACAGGTGATGCTGAGGTATTAATAACTGCACATTACCACCATTTTCGTGCTAAGAATCAAGGAGATAGGCACTGGTTTCAATGCCCATCTCTTGACAAGTCAATCGACTTCACACAAAGGAGTGGTTTGTGGTCTCATCCTGGAGTTCTAACGCTCTTGATGAACGATAGAGGCCCCAGTTTTCCAGTAATTGTTTAACTGCTTGATTAAACAAGGGGTAAAACCTTATATAACTTAGGCTTTCCCTGGAAATCCTTTTCGGGGTACTCCTTAAATTGCTTTATAGAGTCCCACATCTTTTGTAATCTAGTGAATGTAATCCATATAGGAGTAGCTTCGGGATGTTTAAAGTACATTACTGCTATCTCTATTTTTATTTTACCGTCCATGTCAATAGCTTTAGTATGCATTTCTTGTAGCTTTTCATAATCAGCTAACTTAATCTTGTTAGTTCCTTTAACTTCAATTAAATATAACTTGTCATTTAAAGCCACTACATAGTCCGGGCATACAATAATTTGGGATACCAACCAGTACGCAGGTACAAAATTTTCTTTTGCATCCGGTCCTAGCTTGGCCCACTGTACATTCTTACTAAGATTAGTGTTCTTAAGATGTCTTAACATGGCCACATCGGCCATGTCTTCAACATTTTGTCGCTCTTCAAAAGAGTTTGTGTACTTGTTAGTTACCATATTTCCCCCTGCTCATATCTTTTTTTCTCTTCTGCAGTAGCAATCACTGCATTGCAAGTCTTGTTTTCATATTTGTATGGGTTACTTTCGTCTTGCAATTTGTAGGTATGGCCACAACATTCGTTACCATTCATATCTGTGTAAGTTATTCTTGTAGATTCTTTACTACATTTCTTACCAACAACAACAACCTTACATTTTCTATCCATTTCTGCAGGTTTGGTGAAGTCATAGTCGGGAAACTTTTTTTGTAATCTCCCGACTATTTTATTTATATTAAATGGTAAGCTCTCGCCGGCCTGTTCTAAAGCCATTCGCTAGGAACCTCTCGGTCACCTTTGCCTCCGATGTATCCACCCCAACCACAACCATCATTCTGCATGTACTGTGAACATGAGAAGTCCGGAATGTTTTTGAGTCCACTACCCTCGGGTGCTTCAGCTTTCTTGGCACGGTTATCTTCTATCCACTCAGCTACGCCACACTTTGGGCAACCTTTGTCTATCGAACTATCCGGAAAAACATCGTCAACTAAATCCTTTATATCTTTGTCATCAGTCTGTGATTGTTTTGCTACAAACAAATCTAAGAACACATCTAAGTGGTCATTAGTCCATATTTGTAAATCCTTGGGTCCGTCTACAGTAAACTCTTCCCATGCTTCTTGTTTAAACTTGTCCCTAAGAACCTTGTTTGACTCATGAAACTCCAGGGCTTTCTGTAACCGGTACTTCATATCTTTCTCAATGTCCTTGACAAAATCATCCTTAGCTTTCTCTAAGACTTTTGTGTCTTCTTTCTGCTCGGTTAACTTTGGCTTTGGAGTACTAGTCTTTGGCCCTGCGTAATGTTCCTCTTCAGTTACACCACCGGTCCACAACTCAAGTCCCACACCCAGTCTCATGCAACATCTTTTGATGCCGTCTGATACTGCAAGTTTAAGTATCTCTGATTCTGTTATGTTTCTTTTCAGTGCGTTGTTATCTACATCGCCAACCTCTTCGATTGTCTGCTCAGTTGATTTAATATACAACTTACACTTGGCACCTATGATGGCCCCGTTCTTATCTCTTGTCTCTTCAAAAGTAAAATCGTAACCTCCTGGTATTACATCCACAAGTCTTTGTGTATATAAATGATGAGGAACATAGCTCCCAAATTTTCCTACTGGAGCATCTTTAACAACACTCTTAGGAAAGTCCTTAGTTAATTTCTTCATGGTTTCCTTATCCACTTTGTTTCCCTTTCTCTAGTATTTTGTAGACTCTTGTCTTTGATATTGACAAGGTCTCGCTTATTTCTTTGACTGTTGAGCCGTTGTTTAAACATGCAAGGATGCACTCCAATCTTTTATCAGTGAGAGATTTAACTCTCGCTTGTTTTGATTCGAGTGCAACTTGCACCATTAATAGTTCTTGTATGTCTGCCATTACAGCATCCTCCTTAATTCTTCTTCTTTTTTAAATCGTCTGTAGTCTCTAATACTTTCTAAGATAAAATCCAAAAGCAGCGTCATCACAATACCGAACATGAATGACAAAACAATATGTTGAATACTAAACATCATTCACCCTCACCTCTAAACATATCATCAAAACATTCCGGATGAACACCAGTCATAAGTTGTTCTCGTTCTGCTCTGCTATGTTCCGGAAATATATCCTGGATTAATCTTCGTAAGTGTTTTGGTGTTTTAGTAAACTCTTGATACTTTTCTCGGTCCACCATAACTGTGCCTGTTTGTCTACAATTTATGCACTCTTTAGTTCTAACTGCAAACATCATTCGTACCAACTTTCTTCATCAGTGTCTTCGATTACAATATCCAAAACTTTAAGTCCCGATATTGTACCGATATATCCCTGAAAGAATCCTTTGTATTCATCTGTTTTTTTTCTAGTCCAGTTCTCGTCAATCTCTACAGTGATAGTCATTTGTTTTACACTCATAATCTAATGTGACTCCTCACTGGTTGTAGCAATACATCTGTAGAGTAAACACCATCTTGTTTACTTAAGAGTTTCTTAGATTCAATTAAAATTGTTGGTCTTAACTCTTGGTATTCTGTTGCATGTACTTTCTCTGCTTCAAGGGTGTTATCTACAAACACTACTAATGGTTTATTTGTATCTAATATTTCTCCTCGTTCATCAGCTTGAAATATCATAGATAAAATTGCTCCAGTTGGTAGGTTGTGATACGCCCTCGCACTTCCCATATTTGATATGGTTGGTTTAGATGGGGTAGTCGGTGTATCTACTTTAGATACTTTAGATAATTTACTCTTCTTCTTCTTCAGCATTTTGTGCCTCCTCTATTTGTGCTGTAATTTCGTTCATCGCATTGTGTTCTTTTACAAACTCATCAATCAAAAATGCAATCTTGGATATATCTTTGGGCCTTACCATCTTCCCGGTCGGCATCATTTTTCTACCTCCACAGGCATCGGCCACAGCAATACACCAGGTCTTTAGTGATTGATTCGATGCGAATATAATTGGCTCTTGAGCCATAGTCTCCTCCTTTATATT